TTATTTGAAAATACCATAAGGCACAACATTGCGACGGTTTGATTCCTCGCCTGCTGCTACATAGCGACGTACACCGCTACGGCTAACATACGATACCCAAATGTATCCATCGGCAATATAGACCGAATCATAATTAAACTGCTCGCCATTCGTGTACGTTGCCACAACTTTACCGTCTAGACCAGGCTTGTCTCGGACATTGAGCAGAGATACTTTAACGGTCATTGTCCCCTGCTCGTCTTTGACCTTACCGAGATTACCGCTGTTTGACTGCGTTGCCACTGCAGCAGAGTCGCTATAAGGCGGATAAAACCAGCCAACAAGATTGCTGATTTGCTGACTAGAATACTGAGCAGGACCACCGACAGACAGATTACCAACTAGGTTCTGCTCAATAGTTTGGACAGTATTGCCACTGACTCCGATAATCAGACCAGTATGCCCATAGTTGATACCGTCACCTGCCCAGTAATTCTTGACAAAGATAGCCCCTGGACGTGGACGTTCTGAGGTGGGCATGTAATGCACCTCAAAGCCGTGTTGCTTGGCTGACTTTATCAAATCAATGGCATTGCCCCACAAAGGCTTGCCGAAGAATTTTCCGCAAATCCAGTTAGGTAGGTCTACACACTGCTTACCGTACCAACCATCATAATCTACACCTTGACCACGATTGGCAAGGTCTTTTGCAAAATTAACTACTTCATTTACCGTTGTCATCTAATACCTCCAAAATTGGTACAAGTAGAAATGCAATTGGCGCCAAAATAATCAGCGCCAACACACAAAATGTTGTCTTTAATATCCTCATCGTTTGTCTGCCTTTGGCTCGTAATAGTCAAGAGCCTGTTGGCTATCTGACACGCCCGCAGTCGTCGGGTCATTGATGATACCAACAACAGTCAAGATAGACATAATCGTCGCAAAGGTTGATTCCCAATTCTCAGGGACCCAATTAAAGCCCAGTTGTTGAGACAAAAGTACCAATAACGGTACTAGTGTCCACCAAAAAGTTTTATTGCGTAAACGTACGCCCCAGTTAATTTTCATAAATGTTACCCCTCTTTCATAATGACGCGTTTTAGCTCTCGAATATCTTCTCCCATACTTTTGACCTGCTCCGCAAGGACCAAGATTGCCTTGTTTTGCTCATCGTGACTATCTAGCCGACGATTAGCGCTTTCCTTGAATTCTTTGAGATTTTCAATATCCTTCTCTAATACTGTAATACGATTCTCTTGCTTTGTAATCTTGGCTGAGAAATTGGTCCACAATCCAACGACTGTAGACACAAATCCAACCAACGCATATACATGTTCTGGTTTGATATGCATAGGCTATCCCTCGCTAATCAGTTCAGCCAAGATTTCCTCATCTTCAACCATCTTTGTGAGATAAGCCTTAATTTTATTTTTGATAGTGTCTGAAAAAGGCAAATCTTTATATTTAATATTTCCTTCAAAAATTTCAATTGCGTAAAGTTTAATCATCATATCCATTCTCCAATCTTTATTTTTAAATAACTTCCAAGGTCTCTTCGACAACTTCATCATCAAATAGACCAGTTTGCAATAAATCTTCATCCGTAAGCAACCCCTTCCCATACAATGTCATAACGATCTGCAAGAATGCAGTACGGGATGACGCAGACATCGTGACCTGCTCTTTAACCTTTTCAAGATTCTTTGTAGCTTCTTCGGCAATATCATCAACCTTGGCAAGACGCTTGCCAATTTCATTGAATTTCTCATCTTCTGCTCTGTTCGGGAAATTGTCCTGATAGATTTTCTCGAGTGCTAACTCAAATAGTTCTGCATCCGCCTTATCAATAGCTTCTTTATCGAAATAGATGGGATACATAGCTCCCTCATCATTGATAAGTAATACTCTAGTTTTCGGATGTTCCCCTTGCGTATATTCCAGTGATTTGTTTCCAAATTTTAACCTCATAACTATTCCTTTCTATGCTGGATATGGGTCATTAGTGATGTATGTAATCGTGCCAGTCATTACATGTCCACCGACCGTATTGCTCGTCATCCTAATGGTTCCGTCTGGTGCGAAATGCAAGATATTTGGACTTTTGGTGAACTGAGATACATTTGTATTTACGGTCATATGGACATCGACAACAGGTCTATATCCAGCTGGTATCTTTTCCTGCATAACTGCATGTTCGAAAGAATCCACGGAATATATATTCCGAATTAGACTGATTGTTACTACATCCCCTTTCCGAACAAGATTGGCTTTCATGCTATACGGAAATCCCATCGTCAATGTCTTTAATGGTTTCTCTTGTAGCATTGGATGATTTGTTTGTGGAGTTATTTCAACCCAAGGATACCATGTGGCAGAGCCATTTGAGGACTTGTAATTGCCAGCATGTCGTCTGTACACCTTCCATCCGCCACTCCAAGACCTAGCAATCTGAAATATATCTGTAGTAGCTCTGTATGTTTCAATCCAGCCATAGTTTGAAGGAAAAGGACTGTTTGCACAGCCTGGATTTATCCAACGTGTGCCATTGTTAACATGAGTATTGACATCTGTATTGTATGCGTAGATAGTATTTCCTTCGACATTTGTCAATTGATACTGTTGTATCTGCTTACCACCTGCATAGATATTACCTGCCACATCCAATGACCCCGCAGGCCCATTCTCTGCAATTTTACCCACACCAACCCTACCATCCTTGTTATAACTCATCACAACACTTTCGGTGGCTACGGTTGCTGAAAATTCAACACTTGTAAATTTATCAGACAACGTACCTATGATAGTAAATGACTTATTAGCTGGATAATTACCTGCCATATTAGCCGCTGAATTACTCAGAGTGCGCTGAGTTGTCCAACTGCCAGACGCACTACCATTGTCAGCCGTATAGCTGGTACTACCTAGAGGAGCAACCTTGAATGACAATCTCATGATGTTCTTTTGGCGACCAGATAGCGTAATTGGTGCTATCTTAGCGTTTCTAACTATCTGGATGATACTAGGTGTCTGTCTCGTTCGCTGTGCTGTAAAGCTCAAAATAGGAGCAAAATACTCAATAACGTTGATAGTGACATCCCTAGTATCTGACCATCTGCCACGACTATCCACGACCGATGCACGGATAGTAGCGGAACCATTAAAGTTCATCATACCCAACGTACCACCGTTTGAGTTTGTAACTAAGTTTCTATTTACTACCTCTGCCTTATATCCTGTAATAGATGAGCTATACGACCCACTTGCACCATTAAAGTTTACTTGGATATTAGAAATAATCTGCAAAAAATTATTACCACTTAATAACCCTCTAGCAACCCCATTAGTGTCTGTCAGAGTAACACCAGAAAATGTAGGTTTCATACTTGTTGGCACGTTGGCTGTAAACGCGACCTGTTGCGTGCCTGTCTTGGTACTACCAGAATAGGTGTCAACAAAGATTGTCCCTGTGCCACTTGTTGCGTTTGGAATATTGTTCGCAAAATCAAGAGGTATAGTCCAAGTTGTAGACGTATCTACATTACTTGCGATTGTTCCTTGTTTATTGCCCCAAGCATATCTAACAGTATGCTTAAAACTAGAGCTTTGACGGTTGATATTGATAGTAAGTGCATTACCAATAGTTCCTATGCCTACCGATACCGAACTAGAGCGTGGGATAGTTGCCAAACCGATATTCCCCGACACAGTGATAACACCATGCAAACCGTTATTGGGGTTAAACGTTGCCGAAAACGGAAAACTCTTTGTACCGTCAGCATTGTGTCCAACAGTTGTCGAACCACTAGCCATCAGAAATTCTTCGCCAGATGTTCTCCATCGAGGATTCGAGGTGTGTACTCTGCCACCGTTAATGTCTAAGCTAAGTGTACTATCTCCCTGCTCATTGCGTGTCAAGTAAGCACCTGTACGACTTACAGTTATTCGCCAATTGACAACAGTTGTGTTAGCAGCTATATTTTGTGCGCCTGGCTCAATATACACATTTAAGTACAGAGACCCACTTGCATTACTAAATTTTGCCATTATCTCCCCCTTTCTACCCAACATACCGTATGACATTCATGTCAGCATTGAGATGATATTGTTCTGTTCTAAACTTTCCAATCTGTACTGATGCAGTAAAGATACCGTTATCAATGTGGATGACACCTTGGCTAATGTACATTACTTCCTTCCCTGACGAAAACATGGAAATTCTATCGCTTGACACTTTAATGGTTGAGCTTGCATCATTCTTACCGATAATCAAACCCTCGTTAGAGCTTGACATGTAAGTATCAATAAATGTTTTCAGCTCTTTAAAGCCGCCAAACTGCGTAACCAGCAACTCAATCCGTCTGCCTGCCTCTGCCAAATCCGCTTCTGCTTTTGCTCGGCTATCAGCATTTGATTTTACAAATGATTGATAAGCTTTCTCGAGGTCACTAAGCGCATCCATAGATGCCTTTGCTTTAAGCTCTGCATCAAGTATCTGCGCCCGCTCGTTAAGAGCGTTAAGCTGTTCTTGAGTTAGGACTTGGTCAGCTTTGGTGTCGAGTTGGTTTTGGAGGTCTTCTGGAGAAGCTTGCCAGCCTAAATCAATATTTCCACGTCTGAGTGATACTTTTTCAAATTCCACTTCCCCAGTAAAATCCCTTGCATATATATGAAAATCAATACGGTCTATCTGGCTACGTGGCACATTTACTTTGAAAGTAGTGGTAAACTGTACAATTCCCTTATTGTTGACTGCTTCCAAGCGGGAGGGTGTCAAATATGTTGCGCCAAACCATGTTTTTGCGCTGTCGTTCTTTATACCACTTATATAAAGTGCAAGATATGGATTTCTACGACCATCCACATAGTTAGAGACCTTAACTGAGATTGATGCTATGTATACCTGGCTAACATCGTCATTAGCTGTCTGAGACTTGATACTTTGGTAAATGTACTTGGTTTTATTAAGTTCTCCTGTAATTCGTGCCTTACCATCAACTATAGTCACTCCAGTTCCTTGCCATTGGTTCAAGTTTTGATTAAAAGAGCTATTGAGCAGAAGGTTGTCTTCTAGTTTCAATCTTGCCCACCTATCCGCCCAGCGATACTTGGTCTTATCCGTACTATCAGCTTGGGTATAGTCCGAATAGTGACCGATGTACCGTTGACCATTGTCACCAGTTGTTAATCCGGTACCATCAGCATTGTCTGAGTAAGCAAAATGGACTACAGCAGTTTGACCATCATTAACATTAGTCAGTGTCAGCTGGTTGGATGCTATCAACCGTGCCATCTGAGACCTCCTCTAGCCCAATGATGTAGGTCATGTACCCATATGTATCCCAAATCTTTTCAATTGCTTTTGACTTGCTTTCTGCTTCGATAAGCACAACTTCAAGTTGTCCACCAAGTTCAATTTCTGCACGAATCATACGCCACCCCCTTACTCGAATACTTCACAAAAATACGTTGCCTTATCTGCAATCTCGCTTGCTGACACAGATATTGTTTTCCCTGTCTTGTACTGATTACCTGTACCGCCAAAATTAGCATCTAGTACACCGTTCTTATCACGCTTAGACCATTTGTAGGTGTATCCAGTCCCTGCTGTGTCTAACTCCTCGCCTTTGCGATATAACCGTGCTTTTAACGACGTACTACCAGATGAGTTTTTAAACGTGTTTCCAGCAGTAGATTCAACCACCACAACAATCGGGTCTGAAAAGTCTAAAATCGTTGCAACACCCGTTGCTTTTTGACCGCTCGTCCCCCCGACTTTATCGATACACACAACTTTGTAAGTCTGCGAATTGAGAACGGCGCTTGCAAGTACTGTCAACACGCCCTGCGCTGTTGTATTAACTGTCGGCTCGACATTTGGTGTCTGACCAGTTGTCGTAGAGTTACACAAACGCCACCCAATACCGCCATCAGCGTCATAACCAGTTGAGCTAGTGGATGATACTGAACTGTCCGCATAAAAGAATTTAATCTGCTTGCTACCGCTTGACAGGGTATTACCCTTGTACAAATCAGCGTTGATGGTCAAGTTAGCTGGTTGGTTGTTGTAAAACGTATTGCCTTTGCCTGTGTAGACATTTAAAACCAATGATTGCTTGCCCAGCTGTACTGCTAACAAGTCAATACTTGCCCTAAAATCAACCTTTAACCCAGTGATAGGGTCTGTCCACGTACCTACCGCCTCGTAACGCTTAGCGCTCTTATCTGATGGTACATTTACTTTCGTGGTCAATTTTTCGTTTTTGCTACCAGACAGGTACTGGTTATCAGTAGTTGTTACGCTTGTGATTTGTGTCTTAGCAGTGCCGTTATACTCGTACCAACTCACATTGCTTGCTTGGCTTAGGATAGACGCTGTCTGGCCAGCTTTAGTAAGATTGAGTGTCAGTACCTGCGGTGAGCTAGCATATGATGGATTGTAGCTGTTTGCTGTCTGGTCAAACACCTGCGTTGTTGTCTGCTTCGCCGTGATAAAAGCGCTCAGTACGGGCGCATCTGACAAGTCTGTGATGGTAATTTGACCGCTTGAAATAATTCCCATATATCGTAATTCCTTCCTTAAATTGGTTCGATAGCGCACTCAAACTGAGCACGTCTAAATACGTCTTGTTGCGTGATAGTTATAGATTTGGACGAATACGTGTGTGCTTGATTCCAAGCAGTATCTGCGACGCCATCTGCGTCCGTCTTAGTCCAAATGTAGCTAAATTGACTGCCATCTGTATCAATCTCTTTTCCACCTCGCCACAACGTAGCAGTAAGTACCGTGTTGATGAGATTGTTTTTAAACAAGTTGCCGTTGCTGGTCTTGATGGTCATGAGGATGGGCTCAGCTAAGTTTGTTAGAGTCACCTCTGTGCTGGCCACCAACACGTTATCCACGTAGGCAGATACTACTAAGTTGGACGTTTCCTTGACGTCATAACCACTAACCCTAAAATTCACCCCTGTTGTCGTCACGTCCCCTAGTGTCCAACTCCAAACAACACTTGATACAGACGGCTGACCACCCTTGTAAAGCCTTGGAGTAATTACGGTCTCGCCTTCTTGATTCTTAAAGACGACCCCGTTATTCGTAGCTAACTTGATGGAGTAGGGTTTAGAGGCTTCAAATAGCTCTTGCCAACGCTCCTGAATACCGCTCGACAACTTGTTTTTTAGCGCTCTGACGTTGTCAAATACAGTCTTATTAGTACTTGGCTTGGTGAAACTGATAGTTTGTTCTGAGACGCGCACCTCTAGCAACAAGGCGGGATAAAAATCTCCGTTGTAGACCTTGGCGGTATCTCCTATCTCCAAATCAACGTACCCATCAATTTCATAAGTAACTGACGGATAAGCTGAACGCATTAACTCTTTGTAAGCCTGCGTCCTAAGCATTTCCTTGCTTTTGGTATCCACAGTAATATCTTTGCGAGTATATTTATCACGATTACCAGTAGAATCTGTCCATGCAGACGGATATTTCTGCATAGAAATAGGAGCGTAGAGCATTTCTCCTTGTTGGAAAAACTCCACCACTCCATTTTCGTTTTTAACTTCCCAAGGTCCTAAGCCTGCGATGGTTATTTCTTGACCATTTTCGCCTTGTGCGGTCGGTCTGACTGCATTGACAATTAAATCCGTTTTATCAATTTTACGCTTAATAGAACGAATGTTTTTCCCTTTTTTCAAGATAATATCAGACCGAACTTTTCCGACACCTTGATGTTTATCATCGTGTTCTCGATAGACGTTCAAGATAAAATCCTTGATAGTCCCGTTAGCGTTCAGTTTAACCTCAAAATCAACTTCTGCATCAAACTTATTAGCCAGCGATAGAATGCGGTTCAACTTGGTATCTTGTCCTGTCCATTCAAGTGTACGCCTTTGATCAGAGATTTCATTGACGCCAATTCGTAAAGCTGCAAAATCCAACAAGCCCATAACGTTGCAATATTCTTCGAATGTACGAGCTTTGTTAGATTTGAATGGATTGGTGTATTCGTTAGTCAATTCCAAGTTCAAATCTTTACAAGTACAGGTAATGGTATGTTCAGTCTCTTCAATAGTCATGACATTAAAGAGATATGTCCGTCCTTTGTACACAAACGAAACGAAAGACCGATCATTCAGTGCATTTGCGGTTTGATAAGGGGCAACATCCGTCTGGATGGTTTGTTTAGATACAGTAAATTCAAAAAGGCTACTTGCTTTACTCAGATAACGTGTCCACTTATCGTTGTAAAAATTCAAAGTCTCCTGTTTATTGTTATCAATAAAGGCAACTTTTTGTAAATTGTTATCATGAATCGTTAAAATCATCTATAAGTGCCTTTCTTCGATATTTACGGAGACGGTCGGAGTCTTTTGGATAAAGCTAGACAACAAAATCTCTAATTTAGACTTACCCGGCGGAATAACCAAATCCCATCCAGACCCATCTACAACCTGATGATTTGCGGGTAGTCCGTCGATTGTAACCAAGTCTTTTTCAACATCCAGCACTACAGTAGAACCAATCTGAAAACGATTAGGAACATCTACAGTTCCCGTCACAAAGTCCTTGCGATAGACTATACTGTCTAAATACATGTGATGGATATGTGGATGACTTCCTAAAGCGCCTAAAGCTACATGAATCTTAGCGGATTTTCGACCTTTTATTTCTGGAACATAGAATTGAGGATACGAACCCCACCAATGCACTTGTAACATATCATCACGCCTTAGAATATCCTCCCAACCTCTCTCTGCGTTGAACGGATTGTCGCTATCTAAATGTGTGCATTTAAACGGCCAACTCCTCAAAATCTTGTATCCGCTACGACCGTCTGAGACAAGCAGATTGAATTCCGAATCGATACCATTTCCGTGTTTAAATGTTTCGACGCCATACAAAAAACGATCTTCTGTATCAGAGACCGTTAACTTAATAAAGCCCTTTTGCATGGCGCTCCCTGCCCAGAAGATTTGCCTCCACCAAAGATACTCATTCAAAGCACCTCTATCACTACTACTGTCCAGCGGAATTTCCCAAGTAATAGAACCAGCATGATGCGGTCCAGAACCGGCACCTCGGCTACCCATAGCTAAATGCGGGCGACCGAACTCGTTCTTTATATACAATTGAGTGTCTAACGATTGTGATAAATCATTTAGAATAGCTGTGTTTTTTTGACCTTGCGCAAAGCCTTTGACAATACCGTTGTCAGAGACATAATCGAAAAGAATTTCCGAACGCTTATACGTCTCCGTGTCTGCTTCTTCTCGGTCTCCGATTTCTAGGGCATTGTTTTGGTTTATGATGCCGATATAGCCGTTTTCGGAATTGTGTTTTATCGTAATGATAGGAGGAGCAGGTACGTTTCCGTTGTTCACTAAATCAAAGACCAACTTCCCGTTTTCTTCTCTTGGATTGTCAAAACGTTTATAGGCTGTCGAATGAGCGACACCGTCAGGGATTAGGAATTCGATTTCTCCTTTTTGATACCAGCTACGAACATTATCTGGTTCAATCTCGCCAATAACTAATGCTAGATAATATTTATCAGGCTCATCAGAAAAAGTTAAGCGCGCTACCTCGTCAGTTCGAAATACACCGGCTAATTCGTGCTTAACACTTTCTAAATTTGTCCCTTTAAGAGTAAAACCGACTTTGATGGTTTTAGGACCTATTTTTATTTCATGTACGTTAACACCAATAGCTGGAGCGTCATTTGTTGAGACACTCCTGTTATTGCCGATAGAACGTTTAATATCAGTAATGCGCATGACTTGTGATAAATCATAGCCATTAAAAACAATTGATAAATTTGTCATTAAATCCTCCTTAACATCATATCGATTTTATCTGCTGGACTCTGATAGTGAGAGAGTTTTTCTCCTAGCCTGCCTACTAAAGTTCCATCATCGAGCACCATGTAAACAGGTCTTTGCAAAGCTTCTTCTGCAATCTCCAATGCACGATTAACTTGTTCTTTAGATTTATCAAACACATGTTCGATTTTTTCGGTAACAGTATGCTTACTGCTGCTTCTTACCGTCACTTGACTAGCTAGACTCTTATCCAATCCTAATGATACTTCTGGTGCAGTAATAGTAACCGATTGTTTCAATTTAGCCATTGTACGTTCAAGGACATCTTTATCTGCTTCGATACCAACTGCGATACCTTGAGGAATAAAGCGACCGACTTCGTCTCTCATGACACGGGATGGAGAGTGAATGTCTAAAGCACGCTTAATTGTAGAAGTTACTCGACTTGCAACAGAATTGGCGGCAGCGATAGCAACTCCAGCATTAGCTTGGATACCACCAGCCAAACCTTGCATTGCCATTGCTCCAATTTCCGAAAATCTACCGCTGATTCCTGAAAAAGGTTCTCTCAATTTAACTGCTAGATTCTTCACTTTACCAACTGGAGAATTAGTGCCGTTGGTGATACCATTCGCGAGACCTTCTGTGATATGTCCACCAAATTCGGTAAACACTCTTGAAGGCGAGTGAATACCTAGATTTTCCTTGAATCCTTGTTGTATTTTTGTCCCTACAGACTTCGTGGCTTCTACAGCTTTAGCAGAGCCATTTTCTATTCCTACTGCCGCACCGTTAGGGACTTCTTCGCCTAACGAAGCAAAATTGGCATTTGCTAGTTCTGCTTGCAAGCCACTTGTTATATTGGTTACTAGACCTTTTACCTTATCTGGTATCTCTACACCAGCAGAATCCATAACGCTTCCCATAGCGTTTTTAGCCGCTTCTGCGTTAGCTCTAAAGTTCTCTTGCAAGACCGACAACTCTTCATCCGTCGCATTAACAAAAACCTGAGTTTGCGCAGCACCTTCTGGACCCATTTGACGTAACTGCTCTAAGACTCCCTGGTCAACACCACGTTCTGCCAAAATAGCAAGGTTAGAGGACCACTGTTCAATAGCGGCACGGTTCGTCTCCAAATTAGCATTGATTTGTTCAATCGATATAGCCGATTTTTGCTCGATTGCGTCAAACATGCCTGTTGTCGTTTCAAGTAGCTCGCCATACTTAGAACGCATATTGTCAATAGCTGTTTTTTGTGCTTCTGACATATTCTCGTAAGCAATGACTTGTCGATTTGTACCATTTTCGGCTGCTGTAGCCATCGCTTCGGCCGCTGCTTGCTGGACTGCAGAAGTTTGTTCGTACTCAGTTTGTAAAGCAGCCTGAGTCGCTTGTAGTTCAAGTTCCTGTTCGTTCAGCTTTTTCAACTCTTCTCGTCGCTTAGCGTCTGAAACATCAGAAGCGTTGTTCCACTCCGTACGCAACTTGGCAATCTCAGCTAATTGCGCTCCAATATCAGCACGTTGTTGCTCAATATCCAGCAAGTTTTTTTGGCTAGCTTCCCATGTACTCTCAGCCTCCATTGCAGATATACGAGCGTTAATCTGTTCGGCATTGTGCGACAACGAATCCGTGTTTTTATCGTAGGCCAAGTTCAAACCTTCCACGGAATCATTAAGTGTCTGAATCTTCTTCTGCAAATTCTTCTTATCGGCGGCAGACTTATTCTCTTTTTGTGAAAGAGCGACAATTTCCGCAGAAAGTTTTCTATACGATTCACGATTAGCTTCCACGTCTTGTAGGCTATCTTTTCGTGCTGCTGCACTATCTTTAACAGATTTCTTTAGATTGTCTGTGCTTTCTGCCAACTCCTCTTGCGCTTTGGACAGACGCTTAGACTCTTCCGATTCCCTTGTCAGCCATTGCCATAACGCAACACCAGCACCGACTAACAATCCGATACCTGCGATTACCCAGCCTATAGGACCTGTTAAAGCAGTAAGAGCAGCATTAAACGCCGTTACAGCTGCGGTGCTTGCAATGGTTGCAAAAGTTTGAATACTAATAGCTCCCGTTAACAGACCATGAACTAGAACACCCGCTGACATAGCCTTATATTTCAACATTTCGGCTGTAGTGTTGGCATTAGTTGCAGCAGTAGATAGTACAGTGACAACTTGCTCCGCAGTCATCGCTTTTGTTTTCAAAGCATGGGCTAGAGCAGACATTTTCAACACGCCTAATTGTTGCATTCTAGCTACAGTTTCTGCCATTGTCTGTGTTTTGCTAACTGCTTGCACCGCAAGGAGAGATTTCATAGTTGTGGCTTGCATACCAGCGGCTGCGCTTGTTTGGATAAGCAGTACCCGCAACTTCTCGATACCGCTAATAACCGTATTAGCTGCCCTCATCGCCAAAATAGCTGAGCCTAAAGTTATCAATACGGGGGTCAAGGCTTGTGCTGTATCAATACCTTTATCCAAAACACCAAACAAAAAAATGAATACAGGAGTAGAAGACTTGATTGCACCGTTTACAACTTTGAAAGCAGCAGTAATCACCACCTTCATGCTATCGAAGTGTTCTGCGATAGTTTTGCCTGATACTTCTTTAGATAAATCATCTAAAGCTTTAATTGTCCCAGCTACACCACGGACAACTGCGTTTTTTAAGTTGTTAAACGATGTGGCAATCCCTTTACTGTTTTCTCGAGCTAACTCCGCAAAACCTCCTACACCCTTGTCTAATTCAACTAATCTGTTTGAAAATTGATCAAAGGTAATTTGTCCGCTCTTCAAAGCTGCATAAAAGTCACGTTGTGCGGATTTTCCTGCAAATCCAAAACTTTCAGCAGTCTTTTGTAGAGCATACGGCATTGTTTCTTGCAACGTCTTCCATGATTGCAAGTCCACTGTCCCCGCAGATAACATCTGGCTAAACTGGTCTAGACCACGACTTGCATCTGCACTTGAAGCGCCTGAGGCAAGGAATGCGTTATTCAAGGCTAGTGTAGTATCTGTAGATTTCCGAAGATTTCCCGTAATAGACGTCAATCGTTGAGCTGTACCCACAACCTCATCCAGAGTTGTAGGTAGCCCGTCAATGCCATTTGCGAGCTTGTCTGTTGAACTAGCAACATCTTCTGCACTATGGCCCATCGCTTTCATAACTCGAGGGAATTTTTCCAATGTATCAAATCGTTTAATAGCTCCATCAAGCGAGCTAACCAGTAAATCGACACCTTTTTTAGCTAAAGAGAAAACTGCTCCACCCAAAGCGAAGTTCTTGAGGGAAGTAGAGCCTTTTTTGCCTTTTTCCGCAACCTTATCCAGTTCATTATTTAAAACCTTGACTTGCTTACCATCAACATCAACTAGTATGGTTACCTTTCCATCAGCTGCCATCTTCTTCCTCCTCTCCGTCATCTAATCGATATTTAGCTTGTAGCTGTCTCATTTTCTGTCTATAGTCAGAACTTTCACCGCTACTTGGTTTCCATGCGCGAATTTGCACGATTTGTTGCATAACCGTATTATCTGGTAAGGAATTAAGTAGAGCTTTAAATTCTTGCCACGATAGTTGATTCTGAACTTTCAACAAATTAATTCCATAAGCTTGTAAAAAACTAGCATAGATGTATTCTGCGTCTTTCTCTAAATCCATTAGACGCGGACCTGTTCCCTCATTCTTGATTTGAGGCATCGGATTCCCTTGTCTGTCATACTGCACTTCGTCATCTTCTTGACTATCAATAAAATGCTTACGAATGTGTAACCACAAATCAATTGCAAGAGAAAGCTCAACATCAAAATTACCTGTAATAATACCTACACAAGACTGGACTTTATCTAAGTCGGATAGCAAATCATCTCGTAGACAATCAAATGTATCTAAGACTTTATTAAAAGATAGGTCTAATGGATAAACGACACCATCAAATTCGAAACTGTCATAAAGAGGGTCATTTAATCTCATTTGACCACCTACTTCTTAGCAGTTTTAGACTTTTTCTTATATTTGTTGATACGTTCTTTTACAATGTTTTCGCGCTCAATTTTTAACTCAGACAATTTCGCTTCAATCAATGCAGCCACCTTTTCAAGCGTTAAATCTAATGCTTGATGGTCCGGAAATTCTGCATATAATTTCTCAAATGTCCCATCGCCAAAGAGTAGATCATACTGAATTTCAAGTAGTTTTTTCTCCAGGTCAATAGCTCCAAGCAAGGTGTCCTTAGTGATACCTTCTTCTAACTTCTTGTCCAAATTCGCTTCGACAATTGATTTTTCAAATTCTGCCAACCGTTTTTGGGCTTCCTGTTCCAAATCGAAAAAAGTCACTAAGAACTCATCGGAAGTATCAAACCAAAGCTCTACTGGACCAATACTGACTGGAAAACCGCTACGAACAACATCAACACTGATACCGTTTGCCATATCTTCTCCTTTTCAATAAACAAAAAGAGAGGTACAAGACCTCTCTAGCCACCTACTGGCACAGACTCTTCCGGAATAGAATTGTAAGAAATCTTACATCCAAACTTCTCATACTCAGAAGCCGCCCCAGAACCTGCAATAATTTCGGTTACAGTCGCAAGTCCAACCCACTCTTTCTTCTTATCAGCAGATACGACTTTGTGCCAGACAAGACGGTCATTACCTAATTTGAGTTTCAAATCAGCGATATGCTTCTGCGCCTTGTCTTCTGGGTCGTACAACCCTTCAAATGAATAGGCGACTTTTACACCTGTAACGACCGTTTCTTCTGTCCCATCACTGTCGTAGTATGCCTGTTCATCAACTTTTTCATCTGTGTCATCTGTTACATCAGAAATCCATCTAGCCAATTCAAGCCATGCGTCCGTGTTTGGTTTCGCGTCAATGGATGTAAACGGTGCAATAAAATGCCCACGCAGAGCGTTCTTATGCTTTGCCATATGATTAATTCTCCTTTAATTGTGTTATATTTACTTTTGCGTTTAACAAAAAGACAAGCCACCCTTGCTCATGAACCTCATTCATAAACGGACGACTCGTCACCTCTATATCTTCTAAATCAAAGCTCCCATTAGCGCTAGGCAGGTCTTCTAGAACCTCTAAAAGACCTGCAATCTGCCAAAGAGAATCCTCAGCTAATTGACCTTGTTTAGACTTAATTGCAATCTCGATGTTAAGCGTTAACTCTTTAGTACCATCGTAGTATACTCTTTTCACCGAGCTACCTGGCAGAGTATAGACAACTAAACTTTCTTGGTCATCTAAATACCCAATTTTCATTTGAAAGGGCAAATTCAGGTTTTCGTTAATATGATTTTTAAGTTGACTAAGAAAGTCCATTAGAAACCTGCTCCTTTCACAAAACGCTGTACCCAATCGGTCATGTGGATTGCTTTAGCTTTTTCGTCCCAACGTTTTCCAGTACCTGGTGTTGTATACTTCCTGAAAGTAACAATCCCATTTTTACCGTAGAACTGTGCTCTAGCATATACTGTGTTCCAGGACACCTCTTTCCCATCACGAGACATATGCCCAGAAGGTCGCAATTTTCCGTCTCGGTTAGGTACATATTGGTCACTATCTAGCAAAATTTGGCTAGACATCGCAATGCGTCCTCTACGAATATTGTGGTCGCTCAATTTCTTTTTTGCCCCCTTCAAATCAACTTGAATCGAAATAGACACTACAGTACCTCCAATTCTACTGAATACAGCGCGTCTTTAAAAGGTTCCTTATTTGGAATCACATTGACGATAACATGGTCTATCCCATCAAAACGAAGTATTGACTGTTCTTTAAAAGTAGGCAACGGAGTAGTCAAGCCTTGGTAGCATAGCACAACTGCTTTATACTGGATTTCCTTGCTCTTTCCGTTCCAAGAATATTTCGATGAGCGGTCGATTCGAACATGGTTAATTGTCTGTTCGTCACCATACTCTCGTTTGTTATAATCGCCTTCTCCGATATACTCCAAATAGCCGACAGTTTCATTCAAGATTTCTATAGGTGGCTTTGGTATTCTCATATCAAATCCCCCTATAGAGCAAGCCGGTCCCTGTTAAACAGCCATAGACATCTTGCGCTACTAACGGTATTGTCCTAGAATTACCAGTTCCTGTCTTTCCGGATTTTGAAATAGAAGTACGACCAATACTGATATGTTCTGGTTCACGGTTTAATCCTTCAAAGGTATCTGTTTCCATATCGGAAAAGTAAATCAGTTGCATACAGATGGCTTTTTTAAACTGCTTGACTCTGAATTCTACAGGGTCGTCTTCTAGTTTATGTTGTTGATAGTATCGATTTGTCAACTGATCAACAACTTCCTCAGCTTTAGAAATAAAGCGACTATAACTCTCGCGAGTGACTCTATCAGAGCCGAGGATTTCAACAACTTCTTCAAAGGTTAAGAAATTCATGTCCTTCACCCTTTCTAGCTATATCACTCAGAAACCGCTTCTGTTTTACCAACTTTGAGGGCATTGACAAGCTCTACCTCATTTCCGAAATAGAGCTTTCCTGCCTCGTTAATTTCATCGGCGCGCTTTTTTGTCAGTTCTACAACGTCTCCAATTTCGCATAGAAGACGTGTATCCTTATCCATATAAGCTTTCTTTACAGTGTATTTAGGCATCCGTCATCTCCTTTCTTACACAGAAGGAGCGAATGTGATTTTAACTGCCTTTTCAGCCTTGTAAAGGTATACACCGTAATGCTTATTCGCAATAATAGCATTAATCAAACGCTTTTTATCGCGGTCGGTTTCCACCATGGTCTCGCGCTTCAACATGATTTTCAGAGCACCTTCACGGACTAAGAAACCTGTCCCTTTTGGACATTTACGAGAACGTACAAGCTGCACTCCTAAAATTTCGCCATACACCCCAGAAACAATACGACTTGCACCAAGTTCCGTTGCAGATAGCCATGTCTTGCCTGCATCAAGTCGTAATGCAGAAGCATCTGCAGGATTCAAAACTAAAACGGTTGGTGTATCATCTTCGTCATTAAAAATATCAAGCGCTTTAGACAGACCATCGACCGTGATGCTTGCCGTAACTGTCTGAGTAGAGCCTTGAAGAGCTGTCAAAACATCCGCGTCTACTTTATGGTCAATAGCTTGAACGATTTGTTTAGCTGCTTGACCTACTGGGTCGCCATAGCCAGAGAGAATCGCTTCGTCTGTGATTTCTACAGACTTACCAATCTTCTTGATGGTCATTGTGGTTTTTGTAAAACCAAGTTGAGTAACCGGAATTGGTTCGCCTTCAGCTACCTCTTCCGCATCGCCAATGTAGTCCCATTTTGGCACGGTCAAAGTTGTACCTGGTTGGCCTTGCAAGGTTGTATCTACTTCTGCAAGTGGCGCAAATCGGATAGCCTTCCCGATTTCTGCATCAATCATATCTGCTAGAACCTCTGGGTCTAGCATTTGTTCCATTTTTGTTAATCCTGTTGCCATATTAGTTTCCTTTCAGTTGTTCGTATAATTTAGGGTTTGTTCGTTTGAGTTCAAGGCGCTCCACATATGTCATTTTTCCGAATTGGTCTTTTGACACATCTGACTTTGTACTTGCACTCGGGTTATCTACCACCGTAAACGTAGGTTTCTTCTCGGTAGTATTTGGAGTAGTTGCAAATTGTGGATATTTACCGACAACTTGCTTAATTGCTTCATCGATCGTCGTATCTTCATTGACTAAACGTTCCGATAAAGCAATAACATCGTCAACAGAGTCAGCATTAACACCTTGAGTCAAAGCTGACAGTTTGGCTTCAAGTCGTTTATTCGCATCTAAAACTGATGTCAATTCCCTATCTTTTGAAGCAAGTAGTTCTGTCTGCTTATCTGCTTCAGTTTTTTGCGACTCTTGCCAATCTTCATAAGCTTTCAGAGCTTCTTTGGCGGATTCTACATCAGCAAAGCCTAGGTCTTTAATTGCTTTAGCATATCCACTTTTGTGCTCTTTTTTACCCACACGATTGACATCTTCTTGGCTGAAAGTCTTTTCAGCTACTTCTTCCACGTTTTCAGTAGCGTGGTCTACTGTTTGTTCTTCTGCCATTCGGCTATCCTCCAATGTTCAGCGATTGGTCGCTTATATTTCCGTTCTTTAACGCCTGCGGATAAAGGCATAAAGAAAACTGGTCAATTTCGACCAGTTTTAAGTATTTTTGAGTAGTTTCAAGCAGTCTTTCCTACTGTCAAGATGAGTGAATCACGCTCCTAATCTTCGATTGCTCGGTTTGATACCTTGGCATAGACATCCACATAAGTTTCTGCTTTATCGCCATTATGAGTTACTTCCGCATAGTCGCCACACTTTTCATCAGACTTGATTTGATTAGTGCTGACTAATGCTTTCCAATTTTGTAGGGTTTTACTGAACCAAACTACAAAACAGTCTTCAGTCTTGATTTCACGACCTGACAGACGTGAAAATTCTTGAGCTGCCAATTTCTTTGCTTTTTCTAACATAATTTCCTCCTCACCGTTTCCAGAACGGCTTCTTAGTATTACTATTGGCTACTTGCTTCTCGATTTTGTCAAACCTTGAATTTGTAGCCTGGGCGTTGCGTTCGACAATATCATACAAATCACAGATATTATCTGCATGATTTCGTAGTGCGTCGGTTAATAATATATTTTCCGCTGTCAATTGAGCGACTTTATTCTCTAATCTCTCAACCCGTGACCGTTTCTTTTTCATTCTTTTGTTCATGATGTCCCTCCTTTCCATAACCAACTGAAATCATTGTCAGTCAGTACTTGATATAAAACAAGACCAATGCGGTTAGCTTGGTCTTCTTCGTGATTAGGATAACCAGCTTCTGCAAGAATCCCATGCACAATTTCATGGATAAGCGTTTGGTCTTCTAATTGCTCAGGCAGCGAATCATCTAAACTGATTTCCAGTTTCTTGTATTGAATTTGACCCCAGTTTCCATTTGTGCCCTGCAAATCTGACTTTTTAGTCACTGCATAAGTCAGACCGCCAATTTTGACAGTCTCCATACCTGGTTTTTATCTCTGTTCATTTATTTCTCTCCTATTTTTGAGCATAAGAAAAGCACCCGATTTCTCTAGGCGCTAAGATTTTACTAATTGTTTTGCTTTTTCGTAATACGGTTTAAGGAACTCTATAAAACCTTGGGTATCGTTTGTGTCGTGTTCTTCAAGGAACATGAAGAATTCATAATCACAAAATAAATCGAACATTTCAGGATTTTCTTTGTCCCACCCCTCCGCGAACTCTTCATCTTCCCCCAGCAGGGCATTGAAATCAAATGAAAAGTCCCAAAAATCTTCAAGTTTACCACTGATTGCTTCTTCTAGCATAGATAATGCTTTTTCACTGTACTTCATACGGCGCAAATCCTTTCATTCGTCTTGTCTTCATCATCGTTACTACAATACCCGTATCAGGTTCTGTGATATAGAGGATACCGTTATAGTACCTTGCAAGTCTGCCATTCTGCTCTGATACATAGTTAGGAGGTAGAGAAAAAGCGGTTCTAACCGTCTCATAGTTGTATACGAACGTTCCGTTTTTGCGTCTCATACGCTCTATGTAGCGCGCTATTGCATGGTCCCCAAATACAATTCCGTCTTTCTTGAAATTAAAGTAAGCTTCTACTGCCTGTTGCTTCTGCTTCTCGGTCAGTTTTTCCTGAATTTCTCCCTTGAAGTAGCTGACAATCCTATTGTCATATCTCAGAGACTCCCTTTCAGAGCTACTTAACGACTTGAAATCACTATAAGACTTGGGCGCTCTACACCCTAAATTTTGTAGTATATCAGAATACTCTTTTTTCAACCGATTGTCAAGAATTTCGTAGGTATTTTTATACGTTTTCGCATTTCTGATATAACCTTCCCGGTTAATATTACGATACAAAAATCTGTGGTCATCAAGATATGTTTTATATTGACCCTCTAGAGTCAATCCTCTTAATTTATATTTTTGAATAAGCTCCTTGTCACCGATTTCACGAGCAATACGCAATTTTTCTTTATTCTTGCGTATTTCTCTTTCAAAGGCTCGTTGCTGAGCTTCTGCTCTAGCATTGTCCTCCGCTTGTTTCTGGGAGACACCTTTGAGATGATTCGGCAAATCTGGTTTCTGATTAACGCCAACAATAAACGGTGTTAAGTAGTGGCCGCAGTTTATACCGAGACAACCTCCTGCAGTTCCATAACCGTAATCTAGTAGGCTTAACACCCTAGTTCCATCCGCTTCAAACGCAGGGCCTTTTGTGACAATCTGGTGTTGAAGCGGAGAACACATAGCTCTAGCACTAGATTTCATCGAGTAGTAGAATGTTTCAACCCCAAACTCCTCTGCAGGACGTTCTCTCATGTCTCGATAAATTCTTAGCGCTGTCGTTTTTATTATAGTCTTTGCATAAGTATCTGCACGCCAATGCCGACCTGCTTTGTCAGTAAAGCCGTAAAATCCTTTGTCACTCCATTTTGTCAGAGTGTCATTCAATGCCTGTTCTGCGGACTTACTACCTGATACCACGCTTGCAACTGTCTGTTCAATGATAGACCTATAAACGTTCTGTACACTTTGAGGTAAACGAGTATTGATTAAATTTCCGAGTTCTTGTGTTGTCTGATTGGCATAAGATTCCAGTGCTTCCTTTACAACATAGCGCTGAGGCTCTATATTTTGACCTGTATCGCGTTTTAATTGCTCGTGAGTATCTTTGTATACCTTGTAGCCTTCGTTCGAAATAACGTTACGTAGGACGCTCTTAGCGACCTCTGCACGACTAGCTATTAGTTTCACATTGTTTTCTGTCAACATGTGCAGGTCGTTTAATTTTTCAAGTTGCCAAATATATGGCTCTCTTTGTAAGTCTGCCGTACCTCTTTTCTTCAATCTGCGAATAACATTGATAAACAAATCAATTGATAGCTGATGGTAGACATCAGCAACTTGATTCATCTCTAAGGTGAACTGTTCGTCTCCTTGGTCAAACGGTAACTTACTCATCGTAGAGTTCCTCGTCTACTTCGCTTGAACTAGGTTTCTCTTGATTAATCTGTCGGACAATCTCCTTTAGCTCATTATCAGCTAGACCTAGAACTTTTTTCATTGCGTATTCTTTGCTGACGATACCGCTTGCTAGAGCTTTCGTCCAATAATCAAGTTCAGCATTTCGGTCTGTAAAGATACCATCATCAAGGTTAACTTCAATATCCTTCAACTCAGGAATATCACCGTCGTAAAGTTCCGCACCTTTAGCTAGTTCGCAAATAGACACGACTAATTCTTTGATAGATTGTTCCACCAATGCAACTATGCTGTTTCTTAATTGATAAGTATCTGAGTTTTCCGAGACGATTTCGGTGGCAGTTTTCATACTTTTTCCGTCAAAGGTAAACATACCAGTCGAGACACCTACTTGCATTTCTAACAAACTCAAGCCTTCATTGATTGCTTTTATGTAATCATCTGCGCGAATCGGAGTGGTAAGGTCTGTAATACCAATTCCTTTTTCTTCAGTCCCTAACATCTGATAGACATTCTGCTCAGCTTCAAAGCGTTGGACAAAACGAATATCCCCGTCTTCGGTCTGGACATTCATCTTGATCATACTATCTGGCACTGCTATTCTACGCTGACCCATCTTAACTTCCCACATAAACTCGTCATAGGTAGTATTCAGAAAGTCGATTGTAGTCTTAGCGTTATCAAAGATGGACAAACCAAGCGGACTATCAATATCTTTGTTGTTCATTCCGGGCGTTTTTAGGTAAGTAAATAATGGGCGACTAACGTTTTTAACAAGTACCCTTTCCTTTAAATCTTCGTATAACTCTGACAAAGGAACACGGTCTCCCACAATTTTAGGAGTCTCAGAACGATAAAGCTCATTTGAAACATAATAGTCTTCCTCGTCCCATTCATGAAATTCTATCAGGGTGTAATAGAGTTTGGACTTACCTTTTCTTTTTGTTGTTTTGGTAACGATAGCCGCGCTCGACACATCTTGGGTATTTGACTGCAAGGGTAAGAAGACTGGTGCTTGAATAAAAGCGACACGAATTCTATTTCCTGCTATGTAAGGTCTCATAGCCAGACCCCCTAAAGCCAGTCCACTTTCAAGATAACGTTCGAAATTCTTGTTAAACCGGTCATTCAACAAAACTTCCTGAATAAAGTTATTTGTTTCGGCGTTGTTAACCGTGATTTCAGCTTGTTCGTTATAAACCAAACTTGCCAGTTTCTTAGAAACAGTCCTAGCTATCGGCAAGTGTTGGGCAGAGCGCTTTTTCTTCTCCCCTGCTGTATTTTGATAAATAACATCGTCCCATTTACTCTCATAGTAGGTCAAATTACTTTGGATACGTGCATACTCATCGTGACTAACAGCAATTTTCGGATGGTCCACTATGCTGGTTAACGTATCTGTTGTTACCATGTATTTACTCCTCAAAAAAATGTTTTTTATAGATTGTACAATTCCCATTTATCGTCCTCTAAATAAAATTGACATAGCGTGTGACAAACACATTTACACTGTAGCGAAATTCATCCATTGCGTGATTGTCTTTATCAATAGGCTTACCATTATCATCACGACTGTACAAACCTATCTCTTTCAAAAAATAGTAGTGGTCATACTCTTCTTCGTTATGTTCTACAAGGACAAAGCGTTCGTCAGATATAATATTCTGTCCACGTTCAATGCCGACTTCAATACCTTTTGATTTGCTAGACACATCGTGAGAATTATTCATCGCCGTTCGGGTTATGATACCAACCTTGTGTAATTCTTCCCTCAAAGACTTACATGCAGGGTCAATCCAAACCTCTGTATAACGCATTTGATACTTAGCAACACACCATTGAATAAATGCCTTTAATTCCACTGCATATGTTGACATGGCTTTTACTTGTCCTGTATCAGCACCGCTATGATAATAATGGGCAACGCGATTAAGACGGAAACTAATTCTGCCATTTTCTCGGATTCTAGTCACGATATTACAAGACATAGAAGTCGCATCCGACTGACCACCATCCCCACAGAAATACATCTCGACAGGTTCGCCTATCAAGGTATCCTTGATATTCTTGTCCATGTCAAACAGGCCGTAGATAACACCTTGAGGCATGACGCGCTGGCCAAGCACATCTCGTTTGTAAAGATATGGATTTTTGCGTAAGTTGTTGATGATTGATTGTTTCCGCTCCTCCGACAAGATAGGGTTATCGTCCATAGTCCAATGTGTCCAGCGAGTGTTCTGCACATCGAATACATCTTTTATGACTGGGTGTTGCGGGGCTGGAGGGTTCAAGTCTGCCAAATGATAACGCAGTTTAGCTGCCCAAGTCCGCCTGAAACACTCTTGGATAAAGTCCATGTGCAGGAGGTTAATCTCACAAAAGACTACAGAACCCAAAGACATACCCGTAATAGCACCAACAGAGTTGACTTTGCCTCCACCTTTATAGTAAACCCGCTTCTGTCCTTTTGGAGTATCGATCAGCAAATGATCGCCACGGTCATCGTGTTTAATCCAACAGTTCCCGTTGAAGATATGCATAAGGCCTGTACCGTCACCATCAATAAACAGTCGATAGGCTTGTTCTTGATTGTATGCAGCAATTAGATGGTTCTCGTCTTCGCTTTGAATTAAGTATCTTGCGTACCGAAAATGACCGGCCGTGGTCTTTCCGCTACGAGGTGTACCTTCGTTGACTTCTAATTCATAATTAAAAGGACGTCTAATGATGTCGATTTGTTTAGGAGATAACTTATCAATCCTGACCATCGATTACCTCCAGTAATTTTTCCATCAAGTGTGTATCCGATTGAACACCCTTGATAGTTTCAATTTTAAGACGTAGCAACTCATTCTCCTGTTTGATTTTCTCGAGTTGTTCTTGGATAGGATAACGTTTCAATAGCTCACCTGCAGCTTTGATAACTTCTGCAATGCTAGGTTTTTTATGCACGGTGACATACTCACCGGTTGCAGGGTTAAGCGTGACAACTTCCTCTGTCAACTCTTGTCGAAGAACAGACGTCAGAATTTGCAAGACTTCGATTGCGGTAGCCACTTTGCTACTTTCGAGTTGTTTCATTCTTTCAGCAATTGCCGATTTTATTTCAAGTTTTTTCAAGTTTTGCTCACCGATTTGTCCGGCTGTTTTTTTACTGTAACCCGCCTTGAGTGCTGCCTCTGTCGCATTTCCACAGATGATGTACTCATCAATAAATTTTCGTTGTTTTATCGTTAACTTAGCAATTTTCCATCACCTCCTCCAAATTACAAAAAGACCACATCTCTGCAGTCTTTTCGAGTGAAAAATTTTAGCCCCTCGCATGATACTAGCAAACATGGTCACTGGGTCCTTTATTATTTATTTTTTTGGTGCTAGTTTTTAAACCACAAGCAGAGGATTCGAACCCCCATCTCTGGGTTATCAGCCCAGCGCTTTGCACATGCGCCCCTTGTTGATACGTCTATCAACTACTTACGCTTTAAGCTAACTTGTCTAACGGGAACAGCAGGAATCGAACCTGCACATAGCGTTATGCCGTGGACGTCACACGGACTTGCTCAGGGCGCTACCCTCGCCGATTTCCAATCTGGCTCATGTTCCCCGCAGATAGCATCCATAGATGTCGCACGCAACATCCGATGGCCACAGCTTTATGCCTCTTTTTACGGGACCGTCTCCCGAAGGGATTCTATCATAACCTTGTAATCTGATGATACAACTTTAACATTAAAATCGTGACACTTAAAGCGGTTTTTGTGTCAATTTTACAAATCTCCTCGAAAATCTGCAAAAATTGTCAAAATCCGCTCTCTTTTGCGATAGATACTCTTGCGGGATACATTAAGCATAACAGCTATTTCCTCCCAAGTATTTACCGACCGAATTGACCAGCGTAAATAGAAAATCTTTTTTAGCTCGTCATCCAAAGACTCAATTGTTGCTTCCACAGCTTTTCGGAATTGCTCTAGGCCGTTTATCCTCACATCACTCGACCAACGTGCCACAAGCGACTCTGTTGGTTTAGAAACGATATTCGGCTTACCTCCGCCAATGTTGCAATCGTTGGACACCTCTGTCTGGATTTCAAGCTTGCGGATAGCAATTTTCTTGTCAATCTGTTGGTAGTCAAATAACTTCGAATCTAATGCTCTCAATTCTACATCTGATAACTTGTTCACTCTCTGTCTCCTTTTTGTGGTATAATATTGATAGCGAAACCACAGCCTGGGCAGAGAGTGCCTTGGCTTTTTTTATTCCCATGTGATATGAATTTGCTTGTTGGTTATAAAATCTTCACCAGTAAACAAATTTTTACTATAGGTCGAATGATACTCTACTTTGAAACCATCTCCTAACAATTCCTTGATTTTCTCAAGGGTCCTTTCATCATCCAATCTTCGTCTCGTATAATCATCTTTAACTTTTAAGACACTAATCAGATGGCCACTATACCCTTGCATAGCTGATTTCTTAATGACTTTTTCCAAATCATATTTTTTAAAGTAACGTTCAAACCACTTGTCATAGCTTTCTGAACTTAATTGCTGTACTTCATCAAATAGTGTCATTTCAATCCCATCCTTTCATTATTCAGTTTTATAATCTTGAAATTCCATAGTATTCATAGCCACAATATTCAGAGCAAAAACCGTATGTATTAAAATATTTGTCAAATACTCCGATTTTTTCTTTACAAACAGGGCAATGCGTTCTACGGTATCTTTCTTCTGTACTCAATCCATTCAGTATTTTCTTTTTACGTTGCCGCTTGTTCATTTTCCACCTCACAAAAATCAATATTCTCAATCTCTACTTTTACCAGTCTACCTCTAAATCTAACTACAGCAACTGGTCCAGCAAATTGATGACCAAAGATAAGATTTGTCCCAGAATGTTGAAACACTCCCAAAAAATCGGCTCTTTCCCAGTATTTACCTATTTTTGCCAAGCAAGGCTCTTGAGTTTTTGTCATCTCAACTACCCCTTCCTTGTAGGTAATCCGGAATATCATCACCAATATTAATCGTTTCAAACTGACCCTTTGTGACTAGGAATTTGCCGTAGGCACCGATTTCTACATAGTACCTGCCGTCAATAATATCCTTCCTTGTGACTTTTCCGACCATAGTCACGCCCGCATTATCGACTTTATGGATAATAACCATTTCACGTTCTTCCAGTCTTTTCACTTGTTCACGCAATACTTTTACTTCTGTCACTGCTGCAAATAAAGCGATGACAATACACAGAGTCACCAAAACCAATGGATCAATTTCTTTCATTTAACTTCCTCCATCTTCACACTGTACAACCGCTGACCTCGATACCTAGCTTCCAGCCCTGCTTTACATTTCAAAGCATCAGCTTCATTTTCAAAGTAATGCGTTTCATCAACTAACATGTGATCAAATAATACTGTTACTGTATATGTCATTTTTACTCCTTTTTATTCATTCTTTTGCATAAAATTTCACGGTTACAAGGTTACATCACTTTTCTAAAAACTTTTTTTATAAAAATCAAGAATCCTATTATACCGGGCTTTATAGCACTTGCTAATTTTATTAACTTAAATATTTATATAAATGATGTAACTAACAGTAGAGATGACTTATAAACCCAATATTACCAAGGGTTTAGGGCGGTTACACCACTTTTTTATTTTTTTCTAAAAAAACACCTTTAAACCCTTGATACGATTGAGTTTTTCAACGGTTACATCATTGGTGTAACCTTTTGACTAAAAGTTACATCAAAACACGTTTTCGGTTACATCACTTTTTCTGCATATTATTTCCGGAAATATCCTCGAATTGCTTTGCCATTTACCTTCTTAACTTTGTACTCCCAATCCTGGTTGTTGTCCATGATCAGCTTAATCTTCCGAGCTAATTTATCTCCTTTGGCAACATCGATGTCAAAAACATTCTTCAGGATCTGCTTCGATGACACACTTTCTTGCGGTTTGACACCTTCGTAAATAAAACCGGCATCATTCCGATACACACCATTGTTGAAATAAGCCCATGTGTACTGATGCTGTTGAACTACGGACATGCTTTCCCATTCTTCCGGAACCAGCATATCCAAATAATCATAGATTTGGTTTTCTGCCTCATCGCGATAAGTGAAGCGTTCTTTATAGACTGCCAGCTCATCCTCGAAGTCTTCGTCAAAGGTCAACGTGAAGCCTTTTTTGTAAATTGCAACTGCCTCACCCCACAACTGCAGGACATCATTGTCCGTCATGTCGAATGGCTTGACGAATTGTTTAGCTGCATCCACCAAGATCGGTAGGAAACGACGCTCACCAGTTTTATCACCAAGATACTCGACCTTGTTGCTGGTCCGAGCAATCACGAAGTTTTTGGGAAACTTTTCAGCACGACGACCATAGGACCTACGGAATGTCAAATCGGTCTTGGTCACAAAAGCCTTGAGCTCATCAAACGTCGTCTTCCTACTAGCCACCATCTCGTCGTCATTGACAATCAGGGATTTTAGCATGATCTCGTAGTTGTCCTTGTCCATGAAATCCTTAGCAGAATCCGTGTACCAGTCAACTGCGATCTTTTGCAGGAATGTTGTCTTACCAGCACCCTGCCCACCGACCAGGTCTAGAGTGTAGTCAAACTTTACCCATGGATTGAAGACCTTGGACACAGCCCCGACGAAAAACATCTCCGCTATTTTCTGGACATAGATGCTGTCCTCAGCACCTAGCCAGGTCTGGAAGACTTGATTCAGACGTTCCTTGTGGTCCCAACTGTCATAGGCATGTTCCATGTATTCCTGAACAGGATTATAGGTTTTTTCTGCAAAGAATGCCTCAATACCATCTTGCAAAGCCCTGGTCTTGAACACAACCTTGAAATGATTTTCCAGGTAAACACTGAGATAAGATTCAAATGCGGAGGGCAGCTGACCTTTCCTCATGCTGATAGCATCCAATTTGACATCGGCCACAATCTCATGTTCTCCAGTAAATTCATTGTGCCGGAGGAAGTCATTGAGCTTGTTATCACTCTTCATGGCCAACAGCACGTTTCGAGGACTGTCTGACACAATGGCATCAATCTCAACCTTTTCTCCGTTTTCATCCAAGACCTTTTTCTTCGTCCTAGTAAACTGCTTGACAGAGATATTTACAACATCACCAATCACTGCCACCTCCCCTCATGTGTTTCTGTACCATACTATCTACTGTCCGACTAAGCTCTCTGTCACTCAGCGGATCAGCAGAGTTATTATTCGCAATCCGTGCCAATTCCAAAACACAGTTTGGATCAACACTTCTGGCCAATAATGTTCCAGCAAACTTGGCTGCCGTATCGTTTCGACTACCTTCCTCACCAAAGCCTTTGACAATCATTTCAAAGACCTCCGTGGTCCGATTTCGCTTGCCTGCACCATTCCGAATTTGATAATAAATGTCATCAAGTTCGCTTCGGTTGTTCTTTTTTAGATACTCCTGCTTAATGGCCATGACTAGTGCTCGACTAGCAGTGACCATGGTCCCGCCTTCTTTCGACTTTTCCAAGTCCCAGGCATACTCCCCTTTGGGTGTTTTTGATGGAGCGACCAGAACATAATTATTTGGATGTGCTTTGACATCGACACCAGGTAGGAATCCAATCATCTGCGTCATGGAAACATCTGGATGCTTAAAGTAAAAGATATGCTTGCCACCGCTGGCAGTTTTTGCTTGCAAAGTCGGGGTAATCAAGTTGAGATGTTCCCAGTTGGCCAGACTTTCATATCCATTATGTTTTCCGTGCAGGTCGATGTCGATTACGAAGAATTTGTCAGTCCGGACAGCAATATTACTATCCGGATACTGACTCCAAAAATCTTCAATTTCCTGTGCGGTCATTGCTGGTTTATCAGCAAATTTTATCATCGGTTGCTTATTAGAAGGGCTTATAGGAATGACCGAAAAGCCCTTTTTCTGATAAGCCAAAGCCGCTTTCTTCATACCCATCTAGCACCTCCTAGAACGGCAAATCTTCGTCTTGGATATCCATAGGACTTGAATTTCCAAATGATCCGTCTTGAGAATTCGACTGTTGTCCACGACTTTCCAAGAGTTGGAAACTTTCTGCAACTACCTCAGTAACGTAGACACGTTGCCCTTGTTGATTGTCATAGCTACGAGTCTGAATGCGACCTGTAACACCAATCAGAGCACCTTTCTTAGCCCAATTCGCCAAATTCTCAGCTTGTTGACGCCAAATGACTACGTTGATAAAGTCCGCTTCACGCTCCCCATCTTGATTTTTGAAGTTTCGATTGACAGCCAAGGTAAAAGTCGCAACCGCCTGGTTTGACGGAGTGTAACGAAGTTCTGCATCACGAGTCATGCGTCCCACTAGTACTACATTGTTAATCATAATTTTTCCACCTTCAAGGCCTTTCTCACCAATTCGTAATCAATCATTGCAAAAATTCCTGGCTCAGTTCTTTTTAATGGCTGAATGATTTTCTTAACAATTTCTTTCAAAGTCATACCCCAAATTCTTGAGTAAAAGAAGTCTTCTTTCGTGTAATTATAAACGCAATCAATCTCTCTGCCTTTATAACATACGCCCCAAACTTCGCCTTTATATTTGTAAATCAAGATTTCGTCATAGGTATCACCTTGAATTTTGATTGGACGTTTTCGCCCAAGTTCCGTAAATCCCATTATTCCATTCCCTTCGCTTTCTTAGTTTTTGCAATCAGATCCTGTGCTTCTTTCAAGCGGTCTGCTGGAATACTTTCGATTTTATCCACGCCCAGCTGGCCAATGAACCACACTCCAACGGTATTAACCGGACCGCCTGAAGCCTCCGCAATATTCTTGATATCTTCACGTAGCTTCTTCGCCTGGGCTCCCGTGATGTACTTAACACTGCCAGATGCGTTCTGGTTCTGTTTCGGATTTGATGTAGACTTACTTTGTGCTGCCTTCTGAGCTTGTGCTTGCTTTCCAGTTTGGTTCGCATATTCGTCCGTATCAGGGTCCTTGTTATCATCAATGGCAAACAAGCCGTTAAGAGCATATTTTCGAGCGTAACTGGATGCAGTTCCGGTGATCTGGCTGCCATCCATTCCTTTCTTTGTATCTTCTTCCCTTGCTGACGCTTGGGCACTGATTGAACTGCCGCAGGCAAATAATGTTACTGTAGCACGAACATAGTAGCGGTCCCCAATCTGTTCGATATCGTCATTTAATACCAGGGATGCATCATGCTTTTTGAGTAAAGGCTTTAGTGCTTCCAAAATATCCTCTGCACTACGATAGTTGTATTTTCCGAAAGAATTGTACTGTCCTTTCGGTGCAACCAGCTCTGTCTGAATACTGCACAGGGTTGCAAATATTGGCGATTCTTTTACTGTCATGTATTCTCCTTAAAGTTGTTTGAATGCTTCCATCAAATCATCAAATAAATTTGATTCTTTGGGAATAATTTTAGAAACCTCTTCTCCATTAGGATAAGTAAGTGTATACTCAGCATCTACCAAGATGATTTCACAATCATGAATTTTCGCAAGAGCTTTAATTTCGGATTCTTGTTTCAAATAATACTCGTATGGAAGTGATAGGGCACCACGGATTTCTTCTACAAGACCTGCTTTCGTTGCAAGTGAATGGGGATTATTTTTGATTTCTGACATAAAATACCCATTTTTTTCTCACGCAATACGATTAACTTGTTTGAAATTTTCATTTTTTTGCTCCTTTTGTTTTTTAAAAATAAAATTCTACGACCCTAACGTCGTGTTGTTGACGACTACCAGTAATCCGCCAAAGAAGTTGCCGATAGTCATCGTAATCTCCGTCACTAGGCTGGGACGGATCCAGAACTACAATTGTTTTAAAACGGTGCTGGAGCCCATCGACCCCAACTCCTAATACTTGGCTAGTGGCGACCATATTGGTCCTGTCATGCCCTTCTTTCTTATCACCGGTCCAAATACCGATTTCAGGGTGCCGTTCATAGATAACCTCAACGATCTGCTTGGACTTGCTGACAATTAACATTTCCGATTGCTTGGCCAAGAGAATGTCTAGTTGAAGCAACATTGGTGTATCTGCATTAACCGCTTTAAGCTTCGGAAAATCAACTTCAAATCCTGTCTGAGTCAGATACCTCTCGAAAGTCTTGCGGCCAAATGACTGCTTGGCCATTGCATACTTACCATTCTTTCCGACGATGTTCACCCGTCGAAGTTGATCAAGTTCTTCTGGATTTGCTGGCAGGCACCACATCGGCTCAAAGATGACTTCAAATCCATTGTTTTCCTCAGCTCCCTCAATTTCCTCAATCTCTTCCCAACGGAAGAAATTTGGCAACCCTGACACATAACTTTCATAGTCACGGAAGTCTTCCCACTTTTCTTTGGAATAACTGAATCGGTCATACTTCATCTTGCCGTGCTGTTTCTGCCAATCAAATTTATTGTTTGGCTCCGCCTGGCCAAAGATTGTTTTTTCTAGCGGATAGAAGTTTTGACCTTTCTTTCGGATTGGAGTTGCAGACAAGCCGATTGAATAGTCACGTCGGATTTTCTTGTAAGCTTTATAGTTAGCTTCACTGGACATATTCTGCCACTCGTCAACGATTAAGACATCAAACTCCAGGACCTCACCGTTTGCCACGATATTCTGCATTCGCTTGTCTGTCATGGCTTCTAGTCGAAAATCTTGTGAATAGAGCTTGTTGTGAGTGTCAATCCAGCCATTCAGGATTGACAGCCGATTGTTCAGAACCAAGACCTTCTTGGCTCCCTTGTGCTTTGCAATCTCAAAGGCACAGATAGTTTTCCCACGACCGCCAAGACCTTCCAGAAAAATACCAGGACAATCGCGGTCGCTTCGTTTCACGGCCTCAGCTTGCCATTTGCGTAATTCGATTTCCAATGTCTTGAATAACCTCCTCGATGTCTTTTCTCTGCGCCCAGAATAGTGCCAAGCGAGCAGCAGCCCTCACATCCTGATGATGTGATTTGTCAAAAGTCCAAAGACCAAGCTTCCTAAGTAACTGATCAGGAATATCTGACACATAGCCAGCGTTGCGAACGAGTTCCACGTTTGGAAAGCAGGCTTGAACAGCTTCCACTGTTTCAGCAACTGAGTTATCTCGAGAATAATCATTGTCACGTACCTGGTATTCTTCTACAATGACAACATCGTATTCCAGGTCACGACCAACTTCACGAAACCACCGACTGAAATTTCTGGCACCAAATGGGACCACCCAATAGCTGACCAGTCCGGCATTGTCCAACAGCACAATTCCTGTAGTGGATGTTTCAATTCTGTTGCTTGACGGATCAATTGCTAGGATTCTCATTTTGTTTGACCTCTAGGTAGTCTCTCAACAACTCCCCAAATCCAGCTAATTGTCCATCTTTTACGTCATAGTCATTTATTTTGTGATCGAGTTCAATACATTTTAAGGCTTCCTTAAAGCTAATCCCGAACAGGTCAGTTAATTCATTAGCCATTAAAGCAATCCTATACCCTGGTGTTGACAATTGTTCAAATCTTGGCCTTTGTTCAAATAATGTTCCCATCATCTAATCCTCAAACTTCTACTCTCTTGCAACACTGCACCCTTGACCTTCTTACCAGCTTTCAGCAACTCTTTGATAGCTGTTTTGTCTGGTTTCAAAGTTTGAATAAAATATTTCTTAGGCAGCAGGTCTTCATCTACAACCACAGATGGTTGATTATTGGCCAAGCTGACAGTAAACAGCAATGTTTTGATTTTGTCATGCCCTGTGATTTCAAATGCACCTTGCAGCCCTGTTTTGAGTCGTGTGATGTCATTTTCAATAGATTTTTTTCGTTTGGTTAAGCGGTCGATTTCTTCTTTGAGTTGATCCACATCTGCTTCTTTATTCTTGATGACCTTGACGGTGTTTTCAACCTTTTCTTCAAATTGTTCCGTCCAGTCAATAGATTCAAGCGTATCCAGCTTGGTTTCTTCATCAATACCTTCCATTTCTGCAATCTGCTTAAAGATTCCAGTTAGTTCATAAATACTAGCCATTATTCCGTTACCTCTTTCATTAGTTTATTAGCTTCCTTGATAAGCAATCGCATGGTATTGTTATCAGTTTCTTTTTCTGCTGCTCTTGTCAGCATATCAACCCACTCCCTCCTGGTGTCATTCTTCCAGTTGATTAGGTCTGCCAATGCTTCATTCTTGATGTAGTGCATCGAGTAGTCCAATGACTTATCTTCCAAGCGGACACACCGTCCAGCCTTGATATCTTTGGACACGTTCGCCCGTACATTACTATTTGATGTTTTGAGTGCTTCAGCCACTTCATCATAGCTAGCAGCTGGATGTTGTTTATAATATTCCCTAATGCGTTCCGCTTGTGTCATCTTCCTACCTCACCATTCCACTATTTTTCATCACAACCGCCACAGAATCAACAATCGTTCTCAAAAAACGATTTTCTGTCTGCAAGTCGTTTACCTTGTTCCGAAGTTGAATATATTCTTCAACGCTGATTTCAATTGTTGTATGATTATCCTGCATACCGTGCCATCTCCTTATCTACTTGCTGAGCGTCTCTCTTTAGCCCGTTACGAGCTTTTTCGGTGTCACAGGTACTCTGATACCCCATGCCCGCCTTAAAGCCGTACAGGTAGTCTCTGCGACGAATTTCTTCAAACTCTTTGTGCATCCGTCTTTTCTCTGCCTTCCGATGTTCCACAATGCCTACTGCCAGCAAAGGCACTGCGAATAAACTTAATGTCATAATTGCTTCTGTCATAAATTTTTTCCTCGTTTCAGACCTTGTCCAGATTGGTCTTTTAGTCTTTTTCGCTAAGCCAAATTTTAATAGCTCTTTTCTTCCATTTTGTTCCCTCTTGTTCTTTGGGGAAATTCGGTAATTTTCTATATTTATCAAAGACGGTCCCGTCTACCTTTAGAAATCTGATGCAATCCTTTCGGTTCATCATTTCCGGGAAACCATCGTCGTTGTCTTTTTCCAGTAAAATCTCGTTTACAACGTCTCTTATTATCGATTTTATCCAGTCGGACAACTCAACAAATATCTTGTCCATAGTAGCCTCCTGTGTTATAATTTGAGTAAGTTAATTTTGTAAGCCACTGTTCCCGCAGTGGCTTTTTTTGCGTGTCAGGCATAACCTGCGGTTTTTGCAAATATATGCCATATCCCACGTCTGGTATGTCCGCAATCGTAAATAGTTCCAGATAAGCCATTAGTGACAACGACATATAAACTATCGTTCGGCGAGATATAGTCTTTATACTTATCGTACAAATCAGATAACTTTAAAATTTCACCTTCCGTGTATACATCCAATTTTTTCAAATTTCCGAAGATAATATCGCCACTAAACACAGTCACGATTTCACCGAAAATCTTGGTATTTCCGTCGACCACACTACCTAAAACAACTGGATTGTGTCCGCATGGAATCCCTAGCAAGTTTTCAACCATCCCTTCTCCTTTCTAGTTTGTTAGTTGGGTAGTTTCTACATGATAAAAAATCATGTATTTTTTAAAAAATTAACGTCCAAGTAAATCAGACGAACTTACTCCAAAGAATTCGCACAATTTTAATAGATTATCGCCTTTAATGACTGTAATGTCATCTTCCCATGCTCCAATTGTTTGATAAGCAACACCGATTTTTGAAGCAAGTTCTTTCTGGCTCATCTTATTATTCTTTGCACGAAGTTCTGCAATTGTGATTTTTGGTTTTGCCATTCAGTTCTCCTTTCACATGATTTTAAGTCATTTCCTTGACCTTGACTATATGATACATGATTATAAATCATCTATCAAGCGTTTTTTTGATTTTTTTTCATCTTTTTTTGGTATTTGCACAAAATCACTTGATATAAAATCACTTTTTGCTTATAATATACCTATGAATAGAGAGGTAAAAACCATGGCTGATGCAAAGATAAAATACCCTGAAGTAGGGCAAAGAATTAGAGAGCTGAGAGAAATGAGAGGGTTCGAGCAATTAGACATAGCTAATCAACTTGGTTACAAATCTCAAAGCACAATTTCAAAATGGGAGAGCGGAGTGAATTTGCCAACTGGCAAAAAACTAATTTTATTGGCTGAAATGCTAGATACTTCCACAGACTACATTCTTCATGGAAAAATTAGTGACACTTCCACAAAAGACACCACTCCCACAATCGATTTCAAGGAAATGGCGGCAGAGTCCATGTCTTATGACGGCATGCCTCTCAATGATGAAGATATCGACCTCATTGCCTCAATACTCGAAACTCGCATGAAAAACAGAGATAAGGAATAATTGCCTATGATGACACCAGAATCAGTCTGCGCAGAGCGTGGAATTGATTTGGTCTATTTTGACGGTAGAGATTCGGACAAGAAAGGCATATACAACAAGCGTGCGAACATGATTGCGGTTGACGCCTATTTGGACGAAATCCAACACAAGAAAGTCATCTACCACGAATTGGGCCATGAAAATCACGACCCGGCACAATACGACCGAAGACGTGAACAGTATGAATTACAAGCGGATAGGAATATGATCCATTATCTGGTCAAAGAAGAATTGTCTTTGATGGACGATGTCAAAGAATTTAATTATGTTCACTTTATGGAAAAATACGACTTAAAAACCATAGTTAATGAGACTATGGTGATTGAGGAGTTTAATAACTTAGTTAATTAAAAATACGTGCACGCCCACCGCACGAAAAACGGGCAGGAGGTTGTTTTATGAAGAAGAATAACTTCGTAAAAATAATTTTAATTATCTTTGCGATAGCGCTGGTAGTAGCAATTGCTGCAATGTTAATGCCTGTAGCATTTGTAGGTGGTCTTGGAGCAGTTTGGTATTTTACTAAAAAGAAACCTGATAGTAATAAACGCAACATCTCTATCGCTTTTGCTGTAGTTGGATTGTTAGGAAGCATATTTATTACACCTGCAATGCTAAACAACCAAAAGAACACCTCAACAACAGTAGCAACTGCGCCTTCAATCAGCTCTACAAGTAGCACAGAGACTTCTACTTCAACAAGTAGTACCACAGAAGCTTCTTCGTCAACTGAGGAATCGACAGAGCCGACAACAAAAAATGACGGTCCAGAATATACCGAAGAATCTAACGCAGCTTTTGCAACAGCATTTATGAACGCTCTCAATCAATCCCTTGCAGACAATGGAGTAGATATTAATGTTAGAGTGCAGTATTACGGAAAAAATCTCATTCATGTAATTGTGCCTCAGGATTTTAAATATGAACCAAATACTAGTATCCAAAAAGTAGCAGATAGCGTCTTCCAAGCCAAAGAAAATTACTTTACAGAATGGGCTATTGACAACGGCTATGACCTTGGATACACATACGCTCCTAAACTATACATAAACGCCGAAGACGATACTACGCTGGCTGAAGAAGAAGGTATCCTAGAAAGAAAAATGGAATTGAAAATCGACAACAACTAATATTTAAACGTCGATAAATAAAAAAATCCCCACACTTCCAACCGACCAAAGCCGAAGTGTAGGGTAGTCCAATAAGCAAAGACCAGCTTTTCAGCAGGACTTTTTGCGTACTCTAATTATATCACTTTAAGGAGGTGATGCCAATATCCTTTCAAAAAAACCTTGTCCAGATTGGTCTTACAGAAAGGAAAAGAGAATGAAATATACAAAAACAAAATACCCAAATATTTTTACATACGAAACCCAAAAAGGATTGCGTTACTATGTCCGCAGAGGATACTTTGTTAATGGCGACAAGAAAGAATTTAGCAAGAGCGGACTACGAAGCTTGAAGGACGCCCAGAGAATTCTAAGGGATATTGAAGAAAGAATTTATCATGATGAAATGGATGTCAACCTAGAACTGACTTTAAATGAATACTGGGAAATCTACTCAGCAAAGAAAGAAAAAACAGGTCAATGGAATGATACATCCATCTACACTAACGCAGGCATTTATCGTACCATGATAAAAGAAAAGTGGGGAAACCTCCCGCTAAAAAAAATAAATCGCAACGATTATGAAGAACATCTGGCAGAAATGCTTGGCCAGTACCGCAGAAATAGTGTGCTTACCAGTAATCGACTTTTGAATTCCATTTTAAACGATGCTGTCAAAAATGGAAATCTTAGACAAAATAAATTGTCTGGTATTTATCTTGGGGAATCAGAGTTAGAACCTCTTAATAAAGAGTTAAAAATAGATGATTTTCAAACATGGATAAAAACCGCAGAAGAATTACTATCGACCACACATTTTGCATTTGTCTACCTGACTATTTTTGGACTTAGACGCGGGGAAGTCTGTGGTATCAGGTTCATGGACGTTACTTTCGATTCGAATAATCGAGCAGTCTTAAATATAAGAGACTCTCGTTCCAACAGGACAAAAGATGGTGCTGGAAGAACAAAAACAGAAAGTTCTGTGCGTTACGTTGTTTTAAATGACAGAGGCAGTGAGCTGTTGTTACAGATCATGAAAACAGCAAAACAAGTCAAAAAGAAAGCAGACGTCATTGTTAAGCAGGAAAAGGATTACCTGAGCATCCGAATAAAGAATAATAAATACTATTTGGAAAGACCTGCTTTTTTAAACAAAATTTTTAAACGAGTAAGTGAGGAATGTGGTATCTATATCACTCCACACATTATGCGTCACTTCTTTACCACTCAATCCCTTATTGCTGGAGCCAGACCAGAAGATGTCATGCACTTCCTGGGTCATGCAAGCCTTCAAACAACCAAACAATATACTCACATCAAAGAAGAACGAGCACATAATGTTACCGATCTATTTGACAAGAAAGTTCTATAA